GTAATAGCATTGGATGCTCCTCCAACAATTACACAGTTTTCAATGTCTACAAAACCATTACTATGAGTAATTAAATTTGAATTACCTCCAATAATAGAAGAGTTTTTAACACTTGTATTAAAAGGATTTTGTCCAAATATAGTATTCCCCAAACCAGCTAATATTGAACTATACTCTACTACGGAAGAGTTTGTGGCACTATTTCCACTTATTATATTGTTTCCATCATTATTAGTTATAATATTTTTTGTAATACCAGTGAAGTCGCCAGTGCTACCAGTCCATATACAGTCTTGGGTATAAGCATTATTTATAATAACCCTACCTTGTTCTGTTGTGTCTCCACTAAATAATAATTCTGTTACTGGCATATCTGTTTTTATATAAGTATTTGTCCTTGTACATCTTCTATTGTTAAATCACTACCCCACTCTAATCTAATTGTATAATCTATACCCGTAAGGTCTTCATTAAGTTCTAATGTATATTGTTGAGTAACATATCCATCTTTAGAAATTGAAACTCCTAATGCACCACCTTTTATGTCACTTATTGAATAGTTTCCATTTGAGTCTGTAAGTGCAGAGAATATTGCACCAGTACCACCTCCCAGAGGTTCGTTAGTACCTTCTTCTATAACATTTTCATAAGGAGCATCTACACCTAATTCCACATCTGATGTTGTAGTAACAACAGTAAACGTGATAGTGGCACCAGAGACGGAGCTTCCAAATAGTTCATTTTGATAAACCCTACCATCAATATCATATATACCATCTGTAGCTGTGAATGCATTTTCAGCTCTACCCCACGTAGTAACATTTTGCTTGACTCCAAATACATTTGTTATCTCTTTAGTATTGCCTATTCTATATAAAAAGTTAGAATCTGGGCTAAGTGGCGTTGAAAATGTTCTTATAAACTCAGGCTCCCCCTCTTGTCTGTCTATGTCGAAAACGGTAGAAGCTGTAAATCTTACATCATCAATATCATATGTTACCTGTAGTTTGTAATAGTCTCCATCAGACACATTGTTAAAACTAAATATAGGGGAAAATGTATCTAATTGACCTTGAACGCTTGGCTCATCGCTAAGAACATCTATGTTAGGCTTTTGAGGCGCAACAAAATAGGTAAATAAAGCACCATTAACAGTAAGTCCTGAAAATATACCCTTATCTATAGTTTCTGAATTCCTGCTTGTTTGAATTAAAAAATTTCCATTCTCAGTAAGTCCCGTTAATAATATGTTTGTTGCAACTCCTCCGCTTAAAATTTGATACCCACCCAAGGTTTTGTCTCTTTCTAGAGGAAATTCATATCTAGTATCTATAAAATATTGAGACTTATCTTCAAGGAGAGGTTGGGCAAATTGGTCTAATGGTTTTACGGTGGATGGTAAATTAAAATTATAAATAGGGGTTGTTATTGTAGACCCTGTATCGTATAGTGTAATGAGCGGTGTTGACATCAAATTGCCTACACTCTCTTTAGTCAGAGTTTCCCCAGTTGCAACTGCAGTCTCGCCACTAGTAGGCAATATCTCCTCCCCCAGATAATTAAATGTGTTAAAAACTTGATTATAAGTTCTAAAATCTACTTTATATATATCGTATATAGTTCTAGTAATAGCACTAAATGAAGAGGTGTTTGCAGTATAATTATATTGTACAGTTTTTGAGTTATTTATGTTAACAGAAATACCATCTACAACTTGTTCATAAAAATTAAATGTAGCACCCCTAAGTGAAAACAAAGGAACCTTAAATGGTTGAGGTTCTGTTATTGGTTCAAATATATTAGGTATAGTATTCTGTAAAAAAACTTGAGAAACACCATTGTTATCACCAATTGTTCTAGATACTATTTCTTTGTTTATTGACATATTAATCTGGGTAAGTTATTGGCGTTAAATCATTAATGACATTTTCATGTGGGGTCTCGTTAGTATCTTCTTCGTAAATATTTGTATTTGTATTTGCCAAATTGGTTTCAAAGTTTATAGATTCAATCAATTTAACCGCAAAATCTGAAATGTCAACATTACCTTCAGCTTTATTAGAAACATCAGTATAAAAATAATTAGATGTTATTGTTGGGTCAAATCTATTTGAAACGTCAACAGTAAAATTAGACGCTTGTATAACAGGTTCAAACACTGGTGGTATATCAACTTTAAATTCAGAACCATCATTTATACCTGGTCTATACACGAATCTATGTCTATTAAAGGCAGTATTTCCGTACACCGTACCATAAGTGGACAATATACTGGTTGATGGCACTAAAAATGGAACTAAATCTTGAAAATTTCTTTCTAATAGTGTTAAGAATTTTTCTAACTTTCTAAATGTTAATCTATTAGATTCTTGATTGTTAGTCCACAACATATATGTTACATATATTTTTTTCAAATCCCTATAAGTACTAGTTGTTCCATTTTGCCAATCAGCTGTTTTTCTATTTCTTGGGTCTACGTTGTTTTGATATATATAATCTAACCATTCATATATAGTCATACCAGTTAAATTATCTGGTACTACTGTATTTATATCCTCTACTTGCCACTCAAAAGGCACCGTCAAACCAGAAAACACTGAAGAGCTTGACCCCCATTTCCACCATCCATAACCAAATTCATACCAGTCCATAACATCACACTCAATCGCTCTTGATGGTCTTAGGTCTACATTTATTTCTTTTGTATTTACAATATTTCTGGTACTTCCTGTTTTTACTTTAAAGTTGTCAGCTCTTTTAAATGGTTCATATTCACTTCCTAATCCGTCAATGAATTCTTGACCACTTCCCCTTCCTGGGCCTCCTAGTTGAAATATTTGTCCATTCACATCAGGATAACCATCGTTTACCAATATATTTCCATTTTCGTCTAATGGCAGTGCATCTTGTAGCTCTTCTGAACTGAAGTCGTCAAATAAGTTTGCAGGAATAAGGGTTTCTGGTTCCTCCACATTTTCTGGAGTGAACAGATTGTTATCAAGGGGATTAAACTCATTCACTATAGGAACATCTTCTCTATCTAATAATATTTCTGTTTCAGCAAACAACTCTGTTTCAACAGTAAATTCTTCCTCTGTGCCTATGTCTAAATCAAATTCTCTTTGAACTTGTTTTACATCATACACAAACTCTTCTAAGTTAAAAAGACATTTTGGAGCACCTATCAATTTAAAAACAAAACTAATAGCATCTCTAGTTCCTCTATTTTTGTAAAGCCAAACTATATTCACCATCATCCTTCTCCAAATCTCTAAATTATATTCTTCAAAAGCCTTTCCTGTTGAATCAAATTCACCCGCCAAATAATCTATAACATCTTCGGCTTTAAATGCATTTGGCAATTTTGCTCCCAACATATTTGCTAGTCTAGACAAAAATTTATTAGGAACACTTTCTGAGCCATTATAGCTTACAGAATGCGCATAAGCTATACCATCTATATATTGTTTTATGGAATCAAATTGTTCACCATAAACAGTTGTTAATTTTCTATATATTTTGTCTTCAGAATCTAATTCCACAAAATTTTCAGGAATCATAGTCCTAATCATTATATTAGTCTTTTCCTCATCAATAACCCTAGCGTTAGATAGTATGTTGTTAGCATAGTTTTCAAAATCGTTCCCATAACTATCGGGAGCGAATCCATCAATACCCATAGGCCAGTCAAATTGAATTCTTGAATAAGTGTCTGTATCTGGGTCTGGGACTAAAAAGTTACCATCATAAATTAATTGCGTTTCTAAATTGGGTAAAGTTCTTTTAAATTGCCCCATCCTTTGTTTTGTAGGCCTGATATATAAAGGATAATTAAACGTGCTTGCAGAAGATGGTTCTACGGGTAAAAGTATTCCACTAATTTCAAACTCTAAATATTGATTGTATAAGTAATTGTATGAAATTATATTATGAATCTCATTCATAAAAGTAGACCCAGTTGTTGTGCTTTGAGATTCTCCACTTAATTGTATGGCAAAAGCACTAGTATCATTATATAGGTCTATTTGAGCTTCAGACTGTTCAGACCTACCTGAAACATACAACACCTCTCCTTGATTAGTTATTGAAGATAGTGAAATTTTAAAATTTGAAGTTTGACCCACTAAATCATGAGAATAATCATAAATGGTTATTCCACTATTTATTGACTTAGATAATAATGCATATGGAAATGTATCTACTATATTATTTATTGCATTAGCAACCTTAGTGTAGAATGAGCCAAAATATGCATAACTATTAGCATCATCTGGCTTTAAATTTAATTCATTTGATTTTGTGGTTATAATTTTTATAACATCAAAATCATCAGTTTTAGTATTTTCAATAGTAGCATACGGACCAAAAGAGAGTGTTGAGCCACTTACATCTCCTGCAAAAGTTTCATTTAAAGGATTGCTTTCAATACGAAAAGTTCCAAATGTAAATGCAGACTCTGCGCTAGTTGCGGCAAATCTAGTGTCTCTACCAGGAGTTGGTCTTATGTCCAAAGTTGTACCACTATCTATTGATGTCATGTATAAATTATTTAATAATAAATATTTAGTCAAAAAAACTTATAAGAAATAATTTCTTTTTTTTTTACTATAATATTTATTCCTATAGGAATGAAATATTTTTTAAACTAAACAAATCAAAAGTTTACTTTAAAACTTTTAAAGTTATATTATAAAAAATTCTTAAAAAGAGTAAATAGAAAATGGGATATATTTTAAATGAACCTAAAACTTTTATAAACGTCAAATTAACTGACGTTGGTAGAAGGCAATTGTCTTTAGGTAACTTGGTGTTTGTAAGTGCGGTATTTTCAGATAGAGAAGTTAACTATGGAATTGACAGAAATGATAAATATAGTATTGCAAATAACAGAATACTATCTCCATTAGATGTAAATCCAACTTTTACAACTAATTTTGACGGTTCTGACCCTCTGACTTTGGAGGGGAACCAAGTAACTTCTGCAAAACAGTTCTCAACGGGAGCAACAGACAGTTACGGAATGTTTACAGGCGCTACTATTTCCAGTGCATCTACTGCAATAGATACAACAAAATTATTAGGGCAAAATACAATATCATATAGCTCGTCTCCAATAGCTGGAGGTTCTACAGTTATTTTAGATAATGCTATTGGCTCTTATTATCCCAATCCTGGAGAATTAGTTTTTATACCTTGGAAACCAATACAAAATAGTGGAGAAACATACGTATCAAATATAGTTCCTTCAGGAAATCCAACAGTGTCGTTATGGTATAGAGTTACTACCGCAGATAGTCCTGGTACAGGTGAGATAACAATAGATAGACCAACTCCTGATTTTGGAGGAGAATCTACTTCACAAGTTGTTGATACGTACTTTTATCCATATAATGGTGTTGAAAGTTATTATGGTACAGCATCAACTGTAAATCCTGCATTGTGGAATATGAACATAGTCAGAACTCAATCTGTAGAAGGGACTGATTTAAGCGAAAGTGGATATACGTCTTACGGTTCTATAGAATATAACGGAACAAAAGAATATCTTGGATTTACAGAGGACATAGAGTCTATAGGGATTATACATTATACTAATGAATTTACTGGTAATACTTATGCAGAACAATTGTTTGAAACTACAGTAAGAGTAGATTTGCCATATGTTATGTGGCATGGCACTCAAGCAACGAATGGTGCAGCTCTTAACTATGGATTAACTTTGTATGATGTAGATGGAACAACGCAATCAGATGTAATATCAAATTCAACATACAGATTTTTAAAAGATGGAGTAACGGATACTAGTAGAACTTTAGGTAGGGTATATCACAAGTTAAAACTTGTTGTTATAACAGACCCTGAATTATTAGCCGCATTAACTTATAAGTCAAACAGAAATTATACTTTACCACCACTTAATGTTTCAACCACAAGTGTTCCACAATATCCTCTTACAACATTAGAGGCTACAGGTTTAGTGAAGTCTGGTAAAACTTATTTTGTTACATACATTACAGATAGTGAGCCAACATATACATCTGGGAGTACATTTGGATATCCAAAAGCTTTACATTGTGGATATATTCAAAAATTAAATGGAAATACAGATAGGGCAGGAAATGCACAATATTTAACTGCAAACTTTCCCACTTCTTCATTTCCTTATTTAAGAAATTCAGATGCTATGGTAAATTTATCTGGAACTGGTTGGAATGCAAATAAGGTACAATTACTTGTTTCTGAACAAGATGATGCAGACGCTTCTCTTACTTTAGAAGATGTTCCTTCTTATGAGTGGAAGTTAATATCTGACACATATGGAAATGGTATATATTCAGGAGAAACTTCTGACACAACAATAGACGCAAGAAGGTTGAATGGGCATCAATTTATTATTTCTCAAGAAGATTACGATAGTGGCACTACATATGTTCTAGATAATGTTTTTACAGAAAATAATGACCATTCTTTAACAGGATTGACTTTTGGAGATGAATCTTTTCTTTTCGGAAACCTTCAATCAGACGTAGTGGCTACAACATACAAAACAGTTATCACTACTTTTGCCAAAAATGATTCATTAAACAGCTCAGCAAATATCTCTTTTGATAATAATTTAGATAGTACTACATATATAACTGAAGTAGGAATATTAGATGGAGAGAATAATTTGGTAGCCGTTGGAAAGCCAACTTATCCAATAACAAAAAATGAAGGAAGATTTTTAACCTTTCAATTACAAATAGACTTTTAAAATAAAATATAACATGGGAGCAATAACATCAGCAGACACAATTTACGCCACAGCTTATCTAACGGAGATAGGAAGACAATATCTATTTCAAGATAGCAATCACCCTAGATTCGTAGAACTTAGTGACGGAACCACAATAGACAAACTAAAAATAGAAAGGTTTTCTTTAGGAGACCCAGACATAAACTACAGATTGCCAGACCTATTAACTTCAGGAGATATTCCTGATTTGTCTGGTGAGAATGAAAATAATATTACAGGAGCAAAAGGTAGAACTTTAACTAATCTAATATCGCCTGCCGAATCTGTACTGGGAGATGGTGATGATGCTTTAGAGTACACAACTAGTCAGGGGGATATAACGGTAGATTTAAATAAGGATTTAGCTAGGATAGAAACAGTATACACTCAAGAGTTGTTGACCTTATTAGACGAGGAGCCTACGTTAGAGTCTACATACGACTTGTTACCAAAGAACTTTGGAGAAAACCAAGTTAAAGACGGTGAGTTAATAATTACTTTGAGAGCTCCTACTGAAGTTAATCCTGGGTATAGGATAAGGATATTATATCCCACAATTGAACAAGATAACAATATATGTACAATTCAATTTGAAAGAGCTAATATACTAAAAACAGAAAAAAAATTATATAAGAAACTTGCATCACTTACAAGCCCTGCTTCACTTGGTTCTGCTAGTATTTAAAAATTTAAATAAATAAAATAGAAATTATGAAAAATATAAGCCCAGCTAGAAAAGTAGCAAAAAACTTCAGCAAAACTCCACTCACAAGAAGGTTAGGACCTCTAACTAAAGATGTATCTCCAATTCAACAAGCTGTTGAAGAAGGGAGTGAAGAGGTTTCCTATAATGATTGGCAGGTTATGGACAATATGGATGAGGGGATGAGACAAGCGTTGGTTAGATGGATAGATACTACCAAAGAAGGTAAGCAAGTTTTGAGCCCAACAGGTTCAACAAGAAGTAAAACTATAAATTTTCAATTTTACGGAAATCCTTCGAAAGATATAATTGGTGCTGGTGATATTGGAGAATTTAAATTAGAATTTAAATATACTAAAAAAATTATACAACCTTTAGCAGTTGATGGTAGTAATACTATTATAGAGAGATAAATAAACAAATAAAATAAAAAAAATGATTGCAGATTCAAGATTTACGAAAAAAGTAGATTCATATGTGGCTCTTCAAAGAGAAAGTTCAAGTATTAAAAGTCTTTCGGAAGAAACTTTAAAATTTACTCTTTGCGATAGAGATAATTTAACAGATAAAAAAGGAAATTATTTCATGTCTTTTAATTTACCATTTAAGACGAGTGAATTTCCTACAACAAGCAGAGTTTCTGAAGTTTTTCCAGAATTACAACAATTAAATGTAGACCAAATTCTAATAACTCCAATATCAGCGAATGATTATAGTGAATTTATAGATGGAAGAACAATTACAATGACAGTACCTGTTTCAGGAAGTTCTAACCCGACATTATTGTCAGGTGTAACTCTAGTTTCTAGTACATATACAGCAACCAAACCTCTTAAGTATGAATCTAACATACTTCTTGGGGATAATATTGTATTCTTATTTTCAGACGACATCAATAAGCCTTATAGTGGTAAGACGGTAAATGAATTAGGAGATGCAATAGACAATTCAACAGTTACTTCTTGGGACCCAACGGGAGAATATAAAGATAGAGCGGGTGCCACATCTTATTCTGAGGTTAGACGTTTTTATAACACAGACCAAAGAACAAATGGCAGTTACGCCGTTACAGTGCCTTCAGGATACCCAGAAAACAGAGAAGGATATAATTATGATGTTCCATGTGGGTTTGCAGTTTTAGATAAGGGATATATAGTAATTACTCATCCTCAAATTGTAAATAATTTTCCATGGACATCAGGATTTACAGAGTCTGGTGCTCCTTATGTAGACGATTTCAATATTGCAAGTAAAACAAATATTCACTTTACAGGAAGCAGTGCAGCAGACATATCTGCAGAAGGCGCATTACTTTCATATAAAGATGTAGATACATCATTTAAGATGACGTCTGTATGTATAGCAATGCCACAAGAGTTTTATATATCAAACAATCCTACTTGGGATAAAGAAAAGGCTATTGCACAAATGAATTCTGAAACTCCAATCGTAAATTATGATGACATCTACATAACTGAAATTGGTTTATTCAATTCCTTTGGAGAATTAATAGCTGTAGCAAAAATGAGCGAACCTGTTAAAAAAACCTATGTAAATGCACTTACTTTCGAAATAAATTTAGAAATGTAAATCATAGTAACACACAATTTTAAAAGCCTTCATATTTTGAAGGCTTTTTTATTTACTTTTTTTTAAAAAAATATAATTTAGTAAAAAAAAAATATGACTTTAGGATTAGACATTTCTACTACGGTAATTGGGATTGCTTTATTTGACAAAGATGATAAACTTTGTAATCTAGAATATATAAAATTTAGACCAAAAACAAACCTATTTCAAAGGTTAGATGATTTTATTGAGCATTTCGAAAAGTTAAGTTCTGCCATAAATTTAAGCAAAGGAAAAAATAAGTTAAAACACATTTCAATAGAAGAGCCATTAAAGGCGTTTAAGGGTAAGTTTTCCAATGCAGAAACAATTCAGAAACTAACAACAATGAATGCTTTTATTAGTTCTTACGTTTATAAAAAGTTTGATATAGAACCAAGATATTATAACGTTCAGACTGCAAGAAAAACAGCATTTCCAAATTTAACAATTCCACAATCTGCTCCTAATAAAAAGTATTTAGTTTGGGAAAAAGTTGTAGAAAAAGAACCTCAAATTAATTGGGTTTATTCTAAGAAAACACATAAACTTAGAGATGAAAACTTTGACATGTCTGATGCTTATGTTGTTGGGTATGCAGATATCGTTACTCGGCAAATAACTGAAAAAAATCTACTAAAAGAAACAGGGTCATAAAATTGTTTAAAAACTCTTTTTAGTTTATATTTGTTTATTATAAAACTTTCTTGTGGAAAATAATAAACAAATAATCATATCTATATTAGAAAAGATATTAGGCTCACCTAAAAAGTCAGGCAATATCAAAGAGTATGAATTCAACTGTAAAAGTCGAGTGTGTAGAAATGATGAAGACAAATATAATCTTGCATACAATTCTAAAAATAACATATTTCATTGTTGGAAATGTAAATATAAAGGTCATGTCCAAAAACTTGTTTCAGACTATGGTAATCAAGATGACTTAAGTAGAGTTTCATTAATTATACCCAGGACAAAACCTTTTAAAAAAGAGAAAAAAACTGAAGAGTATAATGATATGATTTCTTGCAGTCTCCCAGAAGGCTTTAAGTATATGTCTAAAAAAAGCGACTCAAAATATTATAAGGCAGCTGTTAGGTATATGATGAGAGAAAGGGGTTGGGACTGGGATAAGATAAGGAAGCACAACATAGGATATACAGAAAATAAAGGAAATAGAAAGTATAGAATAATATTCCCCTCATACAATGATTATGGTCAAGTAAATTATTATGTTGGAAGAACTTATTATGATGTTGTTAAGCCTAACTATATGGGTCCGCCTAAAGAGGAGGTGGCAAGAACTGAAATTATATTTAATTCTAAAAATGTAAACTTTGATATACCCGTTTTTTTAGTTGAAGGGGTTTTTGATGCTTCTTGTATATATAACTCTATACCAATGTTGGGTAAAGAGCCTGCCAATGTAATTATAAAAAAATTGGTAGAACATAATACTAGAGTTGTGTTATGTTTAGATGAAGATGCTTTGTATGATAGTATAGAAATATACAACAAACTTAGTTCTTACGGATTAGATGTCTATTTTGTGGAAATACCAGATGATATAGATGAGTTTCATAAGAACAATGGAAAACAAGCTACAATTGAGCTTTTAAAAACCTGTAGAAAATTAGATTTTCAATATATGTTTCAAAAATTTGCCCTTAAAGAAAGTGTTAAAAAAAGGGATTATGTAGATGAAAAGGGTTTAAAAAATGAATGGGAAAAAATGAAAACAGAAATACTAAAAGACCAAAATGAGCAAAATTAAAATAGAAGATTCAATAGCTCACATATCAGATGTTCATATTAGGTATGGAAGTAGACATAAAGAGTATAAAATGGTTTTTCAAAGAACTATAGATGACCTAAAAACTCAAAAAATAAAAAGAATTGCAATAACGGGTGATTTATTTCACATAAAAATTAATTTATCTCCCAATTCATTAGAGTTGGCTGGTTGGTTCTTAAAAGAACTTTCTAAAATAGCGCCTGTTGATTTAATATTGGGAAATCATGATTTGAATTTACAATCACTAGACCAAGGCAATTCAATTGAACCTATAATTAAATTAATTAGTGATGGATACATTGTAGAAAAGGGTGCAACAAAACTACCTAAACACAAGGGTGTTGGACATGGAATATTCTTTTTTCTTCATAGCGGATTTTATGACATAAATGATGATATAGTGTATGGTATATACTCTTGTCTAGATAATGAGATTTTAACTCTAAGTAAAAAAGATAAAAAGAAAACATACATTGCAATGTACCACGGCCCAGTATATGGTTCCAGAGGGAATAATGGATATGAGTTGCACGATAGTGAATACATGATGAAATTGAGCACATTTAACAATTTTGACATTGTAATGCTGGGAGATATACATGAGCACCAATCTTTTTCATTAAAAACTTCAGCCACAGAAAACATAGCATACCCTGGCTCTTTGATTCAGCAAGATTATGGAGAAACTATTGATAAGGGCTATATCGTTTGGGATTTAAAGAAAAAAACTTTTTCTAGAAAATTTATACTTAATGACTATGGGTTTTCTAGTTTGCACATATCTAAAGGAGAGTTGTTTGAAGATAGGATAGAAGACTTGATGCTTTCTAATAATCCAAAGAAAACAAAAGTTTCTGTAACCTGGGAAGCTTTTGAAGAAGACTACTCAGTAGAAAAAGAAAAGCAAATAGAAAAGTTAATAAAGAGCAAATATGGCTGTGAAGTAATAAACGTTAACTTTAAACAAATAAGCAAACAAGAAGAAATAGACAATGTGTCTATTAAAGATGAAAAAGATTATACAAACATAGAAGAGTTTGAATTTTTGTTAAAAGATTTTGTGGAAAACAGTGAATATGATAATGAGGAAGAGGTTTTAGAGCTTTCTAGGAGAATAGACAAGGAACTAAATTACTCATCCGAAAAAGGTAAGAAGTGGTTTTTGGATAGTGTTGAGGTTTGGAATCTTTTCAGTTTCCCAGAAGAAAAAACTGTTTTTAACTTTAATGAAATGTCTGGAGTTACTGGTATTTTTGGAAAAAACTTTAATGGCAAAACCAACCTTATTAGAGCTTTGGTATGGATTGCTTATAGAAAAATATTGGGCGGAGGAGAAGCTTATAGGTTAACAAATATGTATACAGAAAGCGACAAAGCTGGTGGTCGCATATATTTAACTATAGATTCTGAAAAGTACTACATAGAGAGAACTGTAAAGGTTAGAACTAAAAAAGACGGAACCCCTGACGTTTCTTATGGTATTGAATATAAAGTTTTAAAAGAAAATTCTGATGGTAAAAAGGTTTGGAAAACTATAGACTCAGATAAGTCAGCAACTGAAAAAACTGAAAGAAATAACATAATCATTGAATCCATAGGCAAGTTTGATGATTTTACAAAAATAGTTTTACAAGCTCAAGGTGGTGAGGGAAACTTTTTAGACATGAGTCAACAGCCAAAAAATGATTTAATAAATAAATATTTAGGTCTTGAGATTTTTAGAGATAGATATGATTACGCTAAGAAAATATTTAACGACATAAAGTCAAAGCAAAAATATTTAGGAAGCTCCAAAGAACATGTAGAATCAATAAAGAAAGAAGAAGAATCTATAGTTGAAAACAACAAGCTTCTAAAACAGTATCAGAAAGAAAAATTGGATACTGATAAATTGGTAGAAGCTCAAGATGTAAAGATATTAGAATTAACAAAAACTTTAATAAAAGTAGAGGAAACTAAATATAGTGATGTTAAATCTGCAGAAAAAGCAATTGAAAAAATAAAAATACAACTCTCTAACAATAAGTCTAAAGATTCTGAATTGTCTAAATGGGTAGCTTCTAACTTTAAGAAAGAAGCTCCTAACAACTCCTCTTTGAGTGTTAGTGATATAAATGACAGTCTTAAGTTGTGTAGGTCTGATTTTGAGGCTGAAAAAAAGGAATACAACTCTTTGGTTGAGTGGATAAAAAATAATCCATTACAGGAAGAAATAGATGCAGAACCGATAAAAGAAAGCATTTCAAAGGCAGAAGCTGCTCTATTAAAATTAAATGATAAGCTAGAAATATCAAAGGGTAAAAAGTGTCCTACTTGTGGAAATGTTGAGCAAAAACCTGATATAAAAATACAAAACGAGTGCAGTAAAAATATTGAAAGAGGCTTAAAATTTGTGAAAGAACAAAACTCTTTAATCAAAAAGGCTAAAGAAGTTAGTGCTCATAATATACTATTCGGAAATCAAGAGAATAAAATAGGTTCCTTAAAGAATTCTTTAAAAGAAAATAAGATTAAAATAGATAATTTAAAAAACGAATTGGAATTATCTCTAAAAACTTCTGAAATAAACATCCATAATAATTTGGTAGAATCTAAAAATAATTCACTAAACTTAATAAAGAGTGAAAATTTAGAATTAAAAACAAAAATAGAAAAAATAGAGAAAGACATTTCTATACTAAATTCAAATAAGAATTCATTAGAAAAAAATGAACAAATAAATACAAAAATCAAACTAAATGAAGATGAGAAAAAGTCTTTGAGATTAATAATCAATCAACTTAATGAAAAGGTTACATCTATAAAATCAGACATAAGATTATCTCAAAACAATAAAGAAAATTTAGAAGAAAAAATAGATACTATCAAAAAAGCAGAATCTTCTTTTAGTAAATATGCCATATACTTACAGGCTGTGCATAGAGATGGTATACCTGCAAGAATAATAAGAAAGAAGTTACCTGTAATTAATTATAAAATAAATTCTATTCTTAAAAATTTAGTTGACTTCAAAATGGAAATGACTATCAAAAACAATGGAGATATAAAAGAGTTGTTTTATTTTAATTCGATAGAAAAAGATGCTTTACCCATGTCGATGGCTTCTGGGGCACAGAAGTTTATAGGAAGTGTGGCAATAAGAGATTCTCTACACTTTGTTAGTTCATTAACAAAGCCATCATTATGCATTATAGACGAAGGTTTTGGTGCGTTAGATAATGATTTAACTATAGCTATGCAATCTGTATTTTATTACTTGAAAGATAAATATAAAAACATATGGATTATAACTCACAAAAATGAAATCAAAGATTTTGTTGACAACATAATTCAAGTATCTAAAAATAGGTCAACCTTAACTGATGAACAAATAAAAGAAAATCCTATGGCGGGAATATCAGTTTTTGATTCAAGCAATAGAAAAGAATTGCCCTCTAAGGATGTTGCTAAAGAAGTTTCTTTTTAAATTCTAGTTTCTGGGTCTTTGTAGGGTTGTTCCAAATCTCGAGCACCCGCTTCTCTAAATCTTCTTACCTTAGATTTAAGCTCATTAGATTCTTTTTGTTTTTGTAAGAATTCTTTCTGATAATTTTGTGCTTTATTTAGACTGAAACTTACTTCTACAGTACTCATCCCTCTATCGCTCGGATTGTAACCTTTTGGATTGAAATCGAAAAAGTCACCTGTAAACCACATTCCTCTAATGTTACTAGCCTTAAATAGCCTCCATACATTTTTGGCCTCAGCACTTCTGACACTAGTCCTCCCAGCCTCTGATTCTGATTGGCCTACTTTATGTATTGCTCTTATTACACGATTCCCCGCTTTAGACATGCCCATAGCAACAGGATATATAACTCTATACTTTCCAGATGGAGCTATCATGTCATCTCCTTTATATAGTATGCCAACCTCTCTACCTTGAAGTATTGCTTGTGTCATAAGGTCTGTATTAAAAGGCACTCTAGTATTGCTGGCAGAAAAGTCTTCAACACTTTCTTTAACCAAGATACCAGCCAATTCCTGACTCCTCTTTATGTAAGATTCGGATAGCATAATTATTTTTTACCTTTCTTTTTGGCCTTGGCTTTTTTTGCTTTAGACCACAAATCAGCATCGGCTTTTCTAGCACCACCAGAGCCAGTAATAAAACTGTTAACTCTTCCCATAGCCCATTGATTTTGAGCAACGCCAGGTCTGTGACCAGTACGCCAAGCTGCCATTCCTCTGTTATAAACTTGTTTTAATATATAATAAGGAATGTTAGAATCTTTAGACTTCTTCTTTAATCCTTTATCATTTTTTTTTGACTCACTTAAAGGCTCTTGACTTTTAGGCATTATAGAAATTCCGTATTTTTTATTTAGAACTTTCTCTAAAGCAATAGGTATCGCCATAGAAACAGAGCCCATTGCCATCACTCCAAATATTTTAGCTAAATCTTTTGATTGCTCTTTTAAAAACTCCAACTCTTCTTCTGACACTTCTTTTTTCGCGAGTAATTTTTTACAAATTTTAAAAGCCTCCGCAGTTTCTTTTTTTTCTCTAGAAGCTATTTCTTTAAAGTTATTAAAAGATTGAATTAATTTACTTTTTTTATCTTTTAAAACTTCAAATCTTTCGCCGTACATTTTTTGATAAGCTAAAGTCGCGGCACTTTTTTTTGTCTTTTCACCCTTGTCAGCTTTCCATTGTTTTGTATAAGCACTAGAGTCAGATGATTTTTTGTGAGCAAACTTATCTATCTCCTTTTTCATTTGAGACCTTTTCTTTTTAGATTTAGATGTCAAATATTTACCAGGAACCTTTCTTCCTTTTTTTGTTCTAGAGTCATCGCCTGATTTTTCTAAAAACAAACTTAATGTTTCTGATATTATTTTTCTTAACACTTTTTTGTCATTAGATAAATCAGTTTTGTAAATCTTAACTTCCAAAATACCACTACCCTTTATAAGTCTGTGAAATTGTTTCGACTCTATAATTATTGGACTTTCAGGACTTAATGGTCTTGGTATATCATTGTCCAATTGTATTTTCCAATCACTTTCATGCAATGGAAATATCACCCTATCCTCTTTATCTCTATGCCAAATAAGTTCACTTTCATTAAGTGAATCAGAAAATGTTCTGATAACAAAATCACCATCCACACTCTCCTTGAATGGTAAATTGTTTTTATTATTTTTATTAATGTTATCCATTGTGCGAAATGTTTTGTTTACCACCACTTACCTTCACCGCTAAGTCCAAGCATCTTTGCATATCTAGGAAGTCTACAAGACCAGTATCCAGGAGTAGTTTTATCATTTTTTTCTTTACAATTATGTCTATCAGAAAATCTTTTTCTTGCGTCAGGGTCTCTAAGTTTAACTGCTAACTTACCCCCACCATCTTTTGCCCCAAAAGAAACTTTTACAACCTTACCAGTTTTAGGGTCTTTTACAAATACATAAAACTTTTTACTACCTCCCCTTTTTGGTTTGTTTAGTTTTACTTTTTTGCCTTGATAGGTAGCTTCTTTTAAATTATAATCTTGATTTTCAAATGGCAAATCCAAAGGAACTAACTCACCTCTATATTCTCCATACGTCCCAGCATCACTTTTAATTATTTCTTCATCACTTTCACAAAGTACAATATTATTTTTAACATATAATAATTTAACTTCATTTATTAAATCTATATGCTTTTCAGATGCATATCTATATACAGAATTGTGAACACTGATATTATTGTTTATGTGATACTTCAAACCTTCACTAATTAAGTCTTTAGATTCTTTTAGAATCATAACTTCCATAAGTTCAGTTTTTAATATTTCTGATATAAATTTTTTCATAATGCGAGCTATTAAATAAATAGTTGGAATTTTGTAAATATTTTGATATATTGCATGATTATGGAATCATATTCAAAAAACATAAAAATGAGCTATTCTAAATATGTTAGATATAAAGAGTGTGGTCATAGATATTATCTGGAAAACATAATAAAGACTAAAGATTTTATACCTTCTATACATGCATATTTTGGGGATGCTATTCACGATTCCCTTAGGAAGGGAATAGAATACAAGCTGGACGAAGGTGAACGTATAGATAATTTTACATATATGTTCAAAAAGGCGGTTATGGATAACATGAGAGACTACCCAGAGTATCATCAGTTAGATGAATTCGTAAGCCAGGGTATATCAATATTAAAAATAATACCCACGGAAAGGCTGTCCGAGAAATATGTTTTTATTGGTGCTGAGGAATTAATTGTAGAACCTATGTATGGAAATTACTCTTTTGTGGGTTTTATAGACTTAATTTTAAAAGAAAAATCAACTAACAAGTATGTTATAATAGATTGGAAAACATCAACTTTACCTTGGGATGTTGAAGAGAGAAAAAAGGATAAGATATTTATGTCTCAAATGATGTTTTATAAATACTTTTATAGCTCTAAAAAAAATATACCATTTGACAATATAGAATGTAAGTATGTTGTTTTAAATAGAATTAAAGGGATAACTCAAAAAGATGAATATGGCTCAATTCAAAATGTTACAATAGAAACTGAGCCTAGTTTAATGGAAGAGGTTTTAGAAGATTTGGCCAAAACTACTAGAGATATTTTTATTAAAAAAACTTTTACTAAAGCAAAGTTAGAAAAAAGAAAAGAATCTTGTAAAGATTGTCCATTCAAAGATAACTATAAATTGTGTAATAATGTTGGGAATCAAAAAATAGATTTAATGTCCACTTAATTTTTGAAAATTTTTCCAATTATAAGCTCTTTTCATCTTTTGAAAATTAATATCAATATCTTTTACTTCCTCTTTGTCCAAATCGCCCTCATCAGCAGTTTCGTCTTTTTTGTCTGAATAGCCTTTTTGATTTTTTATCTCATAATCATTTTGAAACCAAAATTCTTCATTATCTGGGTTGTAGTTTCTTTTAAAATCTTTAGGGACAAATATTTGATTGAAAATATCCATATATATATCAGAAACAGGAACTGTATCATATGGCCCTGGTCCTACATTTTCTTGTACAGATTTTGATTTACAATGTGCTTTTTGGCTAAACCCTTTTGGATTTTTGCAGTTTATAGAATCTTTATATTTTTTACTCCATGCCTCTTGTAGACTTCCATACTTGTCTATTAACCATTTTTTTAGAGCTTCCACTCTAAATTCTTCCTCTTCTGAATCAAAGCCACATACATGACATAAGTTTGGGTCTTTATCTTCTTTTTCCTTTTGCCAACTGTGATAACAATTGTCACAAACGATTAATCCCGAAAGTTCTTTTAGTCTATTTTTATATGATTCACTCAATAACATTATTAATCTTTTGTAACCTTAATACAATCTCCAACAATCTCTATTTTGAAATCTGAGGGGCAAACATTTTCCAAATACCTTTTATATGTTTCTATTGGATTTTTTTTATAATTTAAATCTTGATTTATTTCAAATTGTTTGACTTTGTCTTTGTTCTTTGGTTCTGGCTTCTTCCAATCAATTAAATTTTCTTTATTTGAATTTTTGCAAAAATCTAATTCAGTAGTAAAGTGCCAACAATCGTCATCTTTTAGTTTTTTATAAAAAACATCACCTCCTATATCTCTAACTTGATAATGGTAGTTGTTTGAATCAATTGATTCATTTAAAACACCAGATAGAACCTTTATTCTTTCCCTGTAAGATTCAGATAAATTCATACTATTTAAACTAAAGTTTATTATAAATATCAATAAACTTTACTTTTATGATTCTTAAGCTAAATTGTTTTCATAATGTATAAAAGAAGTCAGATAATTAATAATCAAAAACATTTTTCATATGAAATAAAAAAATGGTTAAAAAATGATTTTTCTAATTCAAAAAAAGAGTTAAAAAATATAGATACCCATGACGAGAGCATTATAGAAGCAAAAAAAGATTTAGAACTTAAGTTTCAAAATATAAAAATAGAAAAAGAAATAAATAAATTTTTTATAAGCGAAACAAATATATATCCCAAATTTTACGCTTGGTGGGAAGAGCAGGAAAAAAAAGTAGAAATATTTTTATATGAAAGCAAATAGAAAAAATACCAAAAATGTATTAATAGATTTAGCATACAAAGGTTCAATGAATGAGTTTGAGGAGTTTTATGGATTTTCAGTAACTTATCAAGAATTGGAGCAACAAAGTTATATTGAGTTCAAAGAAATTATGTTTGAATCCATTAATTCTAAAATTAAATTTAGAAAATATGGAAGAATAGGTAATGTTCTGACTGTTAGGGCTGAAATGTATGAAGAAGAAATTGAATTATTTGAAAATTTAATACAAAATAATAAGATTAAGACTATTTATGACTGGATAGTAAGAGATGTTACTATGATAAAAGAAGGAGAATATGAATAATAAAGGAAATACTAAAAAAGAAATGCAAGAAAGGTTTGCACAGATGGGCATACCAACACCAGTAAAGCCGATATCAAATCCAAAAGCACCAGTAAAGAATCCAGAAATGGCATCAAAAATGGAGCAAATAAGAAACGGTTCACTAGCTGGTAATTTTCAACAATTTATAGCCAAGGCAGAAAAGACGTCAAGCATGCCAGCAAATATACCAGTTCCTAAAGTGGGAAAAAATCCAAATGAAAAATCTAAAAACGCACCAGCACTTAGTAGTTTTTCTCCAAAAACAAATTCAGAAGCGTCTATGTTAGAAAACATGATGTACGGAACAGGACCTGCACCCTCAAGCGCACCCAGCTCATCATCAGAAGTTTCAGATTTTGGACCACAAAATGTAGACATTAGAAGTAGGTTGCAACAAAGGCTTTCACAAAAGCAATCTGAAGTGAACACAGAACCTCACTTTACTCAACAAAATTTTGTTCAACCTGAAAATCAATTAACTGATGCAGAGTTAACAGAAAAGATTACAGAGGTTGCAAAAAAAGTTTCAAAAGATATGATTAAAAATGTCATCATGGAACTTTCTAAATCTAAGGGTGGGCTTATAGTAGAGAGTAAAAATGTAAAAAAAGCAGAGATTGTAGCAAAAAACAAAGTAAAAATAGATGGTAAGGTTTATAAGTTAACTTTAGATAAATGATGTCAAAATCTAACTACAACATAAAAACTGAATTAATAAAAGACAAACTTTTCATAACGGTTGAAATGTCATATAAAGATATGTTTTCTGATGATAATTATATTTTATCTGGTGCTATCAATGAAAGTAGGGTGGATTTCAAATTTGTAAAAAAGAAAGGACAAAAAATAAACGAAGCATCTTTTTGCACCACAAAATATTCAGGCCCCAATTCATTTATTGAAGAGCTTTCGAAAGGGGTTAACAACTATGATTTCATTGAAGATTTTAAGAAAAATAATTTAGAAGATTTTACAAAAGAATTATCTGAATTTATTGTAAAATGTGATTCGTCAATGATTTCTGATGGCAAAATGTTTGAAGGATACAAAGATAAATTAAGAGGCATGGCTGGTATAAATGAAATAAATAAAAATTTAAGATAATGCTAATAAAAAAGGGAAGTAAAGGAAATGAAGTAAAAGAAATACAAAAAGCTTTAGGTTTGAATGCTGATGGAATATTTGGTGCCTTTACTGAAGCGGCTGTAAAAAAATATCAAAGACTTCAAGGTTTAAAAGATGACGGAATTGTTGGTCCAAAAACTTATGAAAAACTAATAGGAGAAAATTTAGATGCAGACACTGATAGGTTTGGATATGATGAAGCAAACGACAAAGATGACAAGCTAGAATATTTGGGTGCTTACACAACAGAAGATGGCCTAGAGATTGATAGGGCTTATTTGGATTCTGATGAATATGTTAGAACTTATGGAAAAATAGAACCAGAAAACTTTTTTATACATCATACCGCAGGATGGAATAACCCTTACAATACGATTAACTCTTGGAACAGAGATAAAAGAGGTAGGGTTGCTACTCAATACTGTATTGGGGGAGTTAGTATACGAAAAGGACATTATGGAGATGAGAAATATGACGGTGAGGTTGTAGAATGTTTCCCAGATGATTATATAGGCTGGCACTTAGGTAAGGTTGGAAACTTTAACATGTCAAAATACTCATCTGCTGTTGAAGTAAACAATTTTGGCTATGTAGTAAAAAAAGGAGATAAATATTATAATTATGTAAATGTAGAAGTCCCAGAAAGTATGGTTTGCGATTTGGGATACAAATTTAGAGGACATCAATATTGGCATGCATACACGCCAAAACAAATTGAATCTTTAAGGTTGTTAATTAAACACGTTGCTAGAATTTATCCAAAAATAGATGTCACAGCTGGAATACCTCAACTTTTAAAAGATGGAGTAGACCCTAAGGATGCGTTTGAATTTAATGCAGATGCATATCATGGAAGAGTGAAAGGGTTGTGGAGCCACACAAGCGTCAGAAAGGATAAATATGATATGTATCCTTGTCCACTTTTAGTAGACATGCTTAAAAATCTTTAGTCAATAGTTAATTTTTGGTTCATATTTATTATATATGAAAGACTTTTATGTAATATCAGAATCTAACAATAAACCTCTTACCAAAACGGAAATCAAAAAGATTGTAAAAACCGAAATAGAGAGAGCTTTAAATAAGGCTAAAATTTTAGACAAAGAAGATGTTAGAAAAATTGTAAAAGATATGATGATAAAACAATATAAGTTTTTCTGGGAGAAAAAAAGTTTTTGGATAAACAATATTTAAAATGAATAAAAAGGAATTGAAACAATTAATAGACACAGAAGTGTCAAAAGTTTTTTCTGACATGACATCTAAAGAACCTACTAAGGAGATGGAAGAGTCTAAAGATATTAGTTCTGAAAAAAAAATAGTAGCTCCAAAAAAGAGAATGACAGAAGAAGATTTTGACGATATACTATTTTACGGAGGACAAAATAAAAAAAATAATTAAAATGACAGCAGGAATCACAAAAGCAGAAATTCAAGAATTGCAGAAACAATTTACTCAAAAAATTGAAGATTATGCAGTTAAATTTAATGAACTATCAATATACAAAGGTTATAGTGGACAAGATGTTAATTGGTCTGGTACTGTTCTTTTAGAAAAAGACTATAGTATATCTTGGGATTTTTCTTTAATTAATGGCGTTAAAATATTAGACGCTAACTTTGTTGTTAACGATAAAAATAGAGATATTCTTAAAAACATTCAAGATGTATATGAAGTTTTTTATGATAAATTAAATCAGGTAGTTAGAGATGTTGAGTATGAGCCAGAAGCTGAAGAGACGGGTGACCAAGTTATGTTAGGCACAGACGCTGATGAAATAGGTCAAATAGAAAAGCCTGCAGAAAGCTCACCAGAAGGAGAGATGATGCCAATATCTGAATCTAGAATGATTAGAGGTAGACAAAAAACGATAAACACTAGCTATGAGAGAATGAAAAAATTGGCTGGTTTCGATAATATAAACAATAAATAAACAAAAAACATGAAAACAATTATTACAATTTTAAAATCTTGGTGGATAGATATAGCTGCAACTGGACTATTGGGTGTAGTTTTGTTATTGTATGGTCACAAACTTTATGCAGGTATAGCTATAGGTTGGGCTCTTAATTCTCTGGTAAAATCATTGAAATCAATGGCTGTATCAGAAGAGGTAAAGCCAACAGCAAAAAAGCCTGCAGCAAAAAAGCCTGCAGCAAAAAAACCTGCAACAAAAAAGCCTGCAGCAAAAAAATCTGCAACAAAAAAGTCTGCCCCCAAGAAGAAGTAGGCCTTTTAATTTACTGAAAACTATTGACCCATCAACACTATGTTGATGGGTATTTTATTTAACTAATATTTTACAATATGAAAAACACAAATAAACCCACATATTTAAAGTGGCTTTTTACAGAGCACAAAACAGGAAAGTTGAAATTTTTACTAATGTTAATTGGTATAGTGCAATCATGTTACATTACACCTTTAATTATAGATGAATATAATTATGGAATGCCAATTATTGTTGCCATTCTTGGAATTGTAGCATCTTATGGATTTACTATAGGTATTGCTATACAACCTTTTTCTATATATAACAGACTAGTTAAAATAGGTTGGTGGAATAATGAATTGTAAAGTTTAAATTAATTTTTAATAATCTTCCAACTCTCTAATGGGTTGGTTTCATATTTTAAAGGCGTTTCTCTATATATTAAGAATTTGAAACTCTTCCCAGGAACAAGGCTATCGTTCCCTTGAATTTTTACATAGTCACCATCCTTAAGTTTTTCACTTTCTGCAGCGTCTACCACTTTAAACAAATCATCTAACTGTCTTTCCATTTTGACTGTAACACCTTCAAAGTTCAATATAACTGTTTCTCCTGGTTTACTATCAAATATGCTTTCTGAAGATTTTACATCTTCTTGTGCTGTCATTTCTTCGTAAGATTCTTTTATTAACTGTCTGATAACTTCTTTTGTAATTTTCATTTTTTTATTTTTGTAAAAATTGTTACCTATAAATATAGGAATTTTTCTTTTTTTCTTGTAATTTTGTAATATTATGAGCACAAACCCAATTGTCATAACAAAGCTCAACTCTAACTATAAAGTAGAATATAATTATAGAAAGAATTTGAGTGACTTCATTAAGAGCTTCCCAGATGACCAAAGGAAGATAAATGTAGATTACATACAAAATCCTGATGGCACTGGTTATGAGAGTTGGTATAGAGTCATATCTCCTGGGTATATTGGTAAAGTTATTTCTTTTGTAAAAGATAATGGAATCCCTTTTAAATTTACAAATTTAAATTCTGAAGAAGTTGAGCACTTGAGGAAAGAGTTTGTTAAGAGGCAAGAGTCTTTATTGAGAGCGTTGTCAATAAAAACTCAAAATATAGATACTTCCAAGATTGATTTTTCTTTTATGAAAATAGAGCCGTATGATTATCAAAAGCAAGCGGCAATATTTTTTGATGCCTGCAATGGAAGGGCTTTGTTGGGTGACCAGCCTGGTGTTGGTAAAACTGCATCTGCCATGACCTACGCTTGTTGGAAGGGTAAAAAAACTTTAATAGTATGTCCCGCAAATCTTAGATTAAACTGGAGGAGTGAAATACTAAAGTTTACTAACGAAAAAGCTTTTGTTTATAAGTGGAAACCCACTAAAAAATCGGGGAAAATAAATCATCCCAAAATTGATTCCATGTTTCACATTATAAGTTATAGTTCCTTAGACACTTATATTACAATAGAAATGTCTCACACTTGTAAGAATGTTTTTTGTGGATGGAAAGAAAGAAATAGAAAAAAAAGATACAAAGATAAGACTTGCCCTAATTGTGGAGTTAGAAATATGGTAACTTCCAGGGCCACTAAAAACATAACATTCACACCAGATAAAATGGGAGAAGTTCTTAATTCTTCTGATTATGAGATACTTGTAATGGATGAGGCTCATTACATAAAAAACAATTCAGCGGATAGAACTAAGTTAGCAAAGAAAACATTAAAAGACATACCAGAAAAACTTTTACTTACTGGTACGGCGATAAAAAGCAGGCCTTATGAATTTTTCTCTCTACTAAACTTCCTTTATCCAGAAGAATGGAGTAATGCTCACTCTTTTGGGGTAAAATATTGTGCTGCAGAAAAAAACAACTTTGGATGGGATTATAGTGGAGCTTCTAATTTAGATGAGTTATTTGAAAAAATATCACCATTCTTTCTTAGGAGATTGAAAAAGGATATATTAAAACACTTGCCCCCAAAAACTTATACAGCAATACCTGTAGAGCTCACTCCTATAGAAATGAGAGAGTACAACAAAATTAAAAAAGGCATAAAAGAAGAGAGTGCTCAAGACGACCAAGATGCCGACAATAGAATGAATCATTTAACCAGAATTCAAAAGTTAAAACAATTTACTTCTGAATTAAAAATGAAAAGAGCATTTGAATTTATTCAAGACATTATTGACGGAGACGAGAAAGTTGTTGTGTTTAGTCAGTACAAAGGAATTTCTTACGAAGTTGCTAATAAATTCGGAGATAAAGCAGTTGTATTTAATGGAGACATTAATGCAAACAAAAAAGAAGAGGCTGTAGAGGCTTTTATGACAGATGACAATGTCAAGGTCTTCTCTGGGACGATAGGGGCAGCAGGAGTCGGCATAACGCTTACATCGGCAAGTATTTCAATATTCATTGACCAACCGTGGACTAGTGCAGATAGAGAACAGGCAGAAGATAGAATACACAGAGCGTCATCCACATCAGATAAAATACAAATTATAAGGCTTATATGTCAAGATACAATTGATGAAGATATAGAAAAGCTTTTAAATCAAAAGTCTTCAATATTATCTAAGGTTTTAGATGGGAAAGAATTTGAGCAGACAGTTGAGGTAAAAGACGGTAATATATTCGGAGATTTAATAAAATTATTATACAACTAAAAAATATGAAAAAACTAAACACTATTTTATACATTCTAATTTTGAGTTTCTTAATTACAGGATGTGCAGACGTAAGCCCTAACGCAATCGATTGTGTTAATGAATCTTCTTATGGATTCTTTGGAGGCTTATGGCATGGACTAATATCAATATTTTCTTTTATAGGAAGTTTGTTTATGGATGATGTGGCGGTGTATGCCTATAACAACAATGGAGCTTGGTATGATTTTGGTTTTTTACTGGGGGTTGGGGCTTTTGCTTCTAGAACATACAAATCTGCCTCAAAATAAAAATTAAATAAATTTATTTTCTATATGATGTAATATTTTTATACATTTGTCGTTAGATAAGAAAAGGTTCTTTGAAATGTTGGAAAAGTAATTTAAATGGACGGGTAGCTCAGCTGGATAGAGCATCTGCCTTCTAAGCAGACGGTCGAAGGTTCGAATCCTTCTCCGTTCACCATTTAATGGGCCTCTAGCTCAGTTGGTTAGAGCAACTGACTCATAATCAGTAGGTCACAGGTTCGAACCCTGTGGGGCCCACTATAAAATTATAGTTTTATATATTGCGATAATGGTGTAGGAAAGGTCTCATGAGCCTTTTGGGAGATATCCCTCTGTCAAGTTCAAATCTTGAAATCGCAACTAAGCAAGCAGTTGTCACCCCCAACTTTAGTAAGGAGAGTTTAATAGTCACTTCTTAGACGCTGCTTGCATCTTATTTAACCTGACACAGCGGGTTAATAGAGGTTGTACGGTCCAAATTTACTCTATAAAATCTCATGGGACCTATGCTGGTAACAGTTCCAGACACGGAGATGAGATGAAACCTTAGACACTTAATTAATGTCTGTATGGGATTAAGCCGTGAAAAAACGGGGCAGACTGTGAAAAAAACTGCCCCTTTTTATATTTTATTTTTTAAAAACATTTAAGGTTCGTGCTGTTTAATCAACGGCTAGTCCAGTCCATAGGACGATGAGAAATGGTATGATAACCATAATGGAGATACTCCGACAGTAGTTAGTTCTACACAAGTGTTCAGGATAGGTGTGAGTCGTTGTTGACACCTTGCCGCCAGGCAATGGAAGAAGCGTCCTTGAGATAGCACCCGCTTGATGTCGGAATTAATTTAAATAAGTTCTATTAATTCCTCAAATTGCTTTTCTGACAATCTGTCAAAAGATATTTTTTTCTTGATATTTTTAGAGTATATTAATTCTTCGTTTGGCTCATCTATGTACCAATCTTTTCCTCCAATTTTTACTTTAGGTAAATCTAACTCTATTTTTTTTCTACTTCCTGATTTAGATTTTTTACTTTCACCACTTAGTTTTGTAAAGAATAATTCGTTTTTTATTATTCTATCAACTCTTAATTTTTCTTTTGTTTGTTGGATATAGTTTTTGGCAAAATATATTGTTTGTATTTCATTTCTCCTAATTATAACATATATTTCATTTCCATTGCTATTTGTTTTTTTATCCACAAATAATAAGTTTTTTCCTATAGAATCTATTTTATCATCTTCAGAATAATAATTTATTTCATCTGGATTTATTTTTATATATGTTAGTCTTATTCCAAAATCTTCATCTTCTGGGAATTTGTAATCTTCTATAAATTTATACTTCTTTTTTATAGATTCTTTTTCTCCATCACTTAAATTGTATGTTCCTACAGTTTTATACTCTCCAACAGAACCTTCCTTTTCATATCCTACTGGTATATTTTTTCTATCTAAAAACCTTTCAGACAATCTATCTAGAGAGTGCACCCCAGAAAAGGCTTCTTCCAAAATTTCCTTAACAATTTTTCTAATAGAATTCATATATTTGTAAATAGTCACATATTTATTATTATGAAAAGAAAAATGTTAGTTTTAGTCGGCCCGCCTTCTGTAGGAAAGTCAACGTGGATAGCCTCCAACTATCCAGAAGCATATGTCATTAATAGAGATGATATTGTAGAATCGGTAGCATCAAGCTATGGCTGGACTTATGATGATATGTTTGCAACACCACCAGAAGATGCGGAAATAGGTGAAGTTGACGAAAAGTATGGAACAATCAAGGAATCTCCATCCTGGATGACTTGGTCTAATACTATATTTGACAAAGTTTTTGAGGCAAATGGAAAAGTTCAAAAATTAATGAATGATAAAGTTTCTCAGGCACACCCTAGCAATAAAGATGTGGTTGTCGATATGACAAATATGAATTCAAATTCTAGAAAAAATGCAATGAAAGCAATAGAGGGAAATGAAGAAGATTATCATAAAGTAGCTGTAGACTTTAAGTTTCAAGGGGCAGAAGAAGTAATAAAAAAAATGGCAGAAAAAAGAGCCGAAGCAGCTAGAAGGATGGGTAAGTCTAAAACCATTCCTGCAAATGTATTTGACAAAATGTTTTCATCTTATTCTCAACCATCAACTTCAGAAGGTTTTGATGAAATAATTTCTGTTGACAATGTAGACAATCTTAAGAGTGCTTTAGGTGACGAAAACTTAAAAGAATCAATTAGAAGAGCATTAAGAAAAGAATTATGGAATTTGTAGGTAAATATAAAAATTGGTACAAAAGACTTGTTGATGCTGGGTATCCTGATGCTAAAGAGAAAGTTGCAGAATTTATGGAAGCACACAATGATATTATATGGGAGAAAAAATTGATAAAGTTGGTTAAAAGTGGTATGAGCACAAAGTTGGCAATGAATAAAGTTTCTGCACTAAGAGAAGGTTTTGCTGGTGATAATAAGTGTGAAAAATTTGTTCAAACAATAGAAGAGAAAAGTTCAATAAATACAAAAAGTCAACATTTTATAATTAAAAGTTTGCCACCTGAAGATAGGTTATTATTTTTAAAAAAGTTTAAAACAAAATATTTTGAAAATAATTTTGATGAACTTTATCAAGATTTAGAAGATGATTGTGTAAAAAGGGGTTATGTTGATAATGAACTTAAATTCATAGTTGAAGGAAAATATGTGAAGGCATATGTAAAAGTTGAGATTATTATGTAATATGGTAAAAAAACAATATATTTATAACAAACATCAAATTATATGCAACAGGTACTAGTATTAAATAGCACTTACCAACCAATTAATGTAACTAGTTTGGCAAGAGGTTTTAAGTTAGTATTCAAAGGTAAGGCAGAAATATTAGAGCACATCAATAAAAGTCCTATTATTACTGAAAAAAATGTTTTTAAAAGACCTACGGTAATAAGATTGCTTAAGTATGTGTCAGTTCCCTTTAGAAAGGTTTATTTGTGTAGACAAAATATATTTAAAAGAGACGATTTTAAATGCTTATATTGTGATAGTGAAAAAAACTTAACAATAGACCACGTAATGCCCAGCTCTAGAGGGGGTAATAATACTTGGCAAAATTTAGCTACATGCTGTAAGTCTTGTAATGAAACCAAAGACAACAAAACACCAGAAGAAGCTAATATGAAAATGAGACATATGCCATTTAGGCCTTCATATATATATTATGTCCAAAAATTTAAACAAATTCATAAGTCTTGGAATGTATATGTTGGTCTTAAAGTCTAAATTTTTTTATAAGCTCTAACGTAATCTATTTCATGATATGTTGGAAACTTAGCTTCATCTAATTTTCTTCCCTCAACATGGTCTATTTGGTTTCCTATAATAATGTGCATAGGTTGCTTAAATTCATTAATAGCTTTTGGGTTACTAAATACTCTAATTAATATATTATCATAATATATTTTAAACCCTTTCTCATTCCATTCTACAGCATATGTGTGAAATTCTTTTGATATATTTTGAACATTATGACCCATTACTTTCATTTTTTTATTTTCAGGACTCCCCCAATGAAAGTTAGATTCAAAACTTACCAACCCTTTAACGGGTCTACCAGTGTACATTTCGTATATGTCTATTTCTGGTGGCCAAGAGTTTTTAGATGCCATCCAAAACGCAGGCCAATGCCCAGGTTGAACGGTCATTTTACTTCGTATCTCAAAGAACCCATATTTTTGCTCAAAAGATTTTGAACTATCTAAATGTCCAACTCTATAAGGAATGGTAAATTTTCCATAATTCACTCCATTTAAGTCAATGTGATTTATTTTTATGGGATTTTTTTCAGATTTTTGTTTTATTGTTGAATCTGTAAACTCAAACATATTGTCTCCGCAATATTGTATTGGAGCTTTATTTTCATTCACAATATTCCCAGGATGATATCTTAACCCAAAATAATGGTCAGTTCTCCACTTTTTTTTGTCTAATTTTTTTTTATCAAAATTATCTTCAAAAGTAATTTTCCACCCATTTTTTTCTGGATTGTTTTTTACATTATTAAATTTTCTTGAATAAAAGGCTAAGTAACACCATAGTCTAATTTTTAAAAATAAATTAACTAGGTAATCTTTTACTATCCACATATATGTACGATTTACTCTTATTTTTCATTATTAAATAAGCCTCCAACTGTTCTCAGTCCAACTAGAGTACATCCTGCTATTAGCACGGAGCTAAACAATTCTTTTCCTACGTCATAAAAGTGGAATCCATCTAAAGTATAAGTGATGGCACACAATGCCAAAAATATGTTACCCCAAAATTTTTTGCTTGATAATTTCCCTCCCTTTTTTTCGGTGAATAAATCTCTCATAATACTTGTTCTTTTTTGGTTTGAATGTGGAGGATATCGGAGTCGAACCGATGACCTCCTGCGTGCAAGGCAGGCGCTCTAGCCAGCTGAGCTAATCCCCCATTCAGATTCCTTAATAAATATCAAGAAAAAATAGGTATTCACAATAATCCAGCCAATTTTTTTAATCTTTTTTTGTGATTTTCTGATATTGTGTTTTTTGTTTTTTTATAACTTAAGATTAATGGATTGAACTCCAAAGACTTGCCAAACATTTCCGATTCTTTTTTTCTTCTTTTCACATGACCTGGGTAGGATATTCTTGTAGACAATATTTTATCCCTAGCTTCTTCGTACATGCCTTTTTTGACTAGTTGTATGAAGTTTGTACTTCTAAAGCCACCTCTTCCCATATTGAAAGCCATTGATACCATTGCATCGTACATGTCTTGGTCTACATAGAAAGGAATGCTATCAGCCGCCCAGTCTTCAAAAACGCTATTAACAGCATTTTTAGCACTTGCCAAGTCATTAAGCAACAATTCCTCTGCTTTTGTCCTTGTTATTTTTTCTCCAACTTTAAATTGAGAATTACTCTTTTTTTCAGCATGACCCCAACCTACAGTTATCATACCGTCTCCCAAGTCATAAGCTTGCAAAACGGGTTCACCTTTTTCTTTTATAGCACCTTCTTCGATTTTTATGAAATCCATAAAAGAATCAGAAACATCATTTGGAATTTCATTATAAAAAACATTTTCTATTTTTTCTTTCTTTACATCAATATCAACATCTTTTTCAATCTTCTTCTCGTTATCACTGTTTAAATTTATTCCTAAATCAATAGTCGAAACTTCACCATTTATTTCATCTACATTTTTAGATGCATAGTCATGAATTTCAGCATAACTCAATATTCCAACTAAAGAAGCGAAAGCATATTTTAAAATTTTTAATTTTAATTTTTTAGGCAATTTTTTTGCTTTTAATATAAGTGTGTCTAAATATTTCTTTGCTTGTTCTGACGTTTTTATTGATTTTGTAGAATCTTTTACCTTCTCTTTTACTATGTCCCACTCGTAAGTTGGAGAAGGTTTATCCAAATCCGATTCTAACAATGCGTTTATTGCTTCATTTAGTAGGTTATCTATGTTTAATATTTGTGATTCAGTTAACATGTTAATAAATATGCGCAAAAAATAAGACCACTTATAGTAGCGAGCTTTAAGTGGTCTATGCAACCGAAGTTACAACGGTCCTAACCGTATTTTAAATATTATGGATATTGAAATTCAATATCAATAGATTTATAATCTTCATTTATTGACACCTCTGTTGGATAAAAGCTGTTTGAATTTTCTTTTTTTTCTATATTCAATTTAAAACCCTCAAACTCATTACCGTCAATAATTCCTGAGCCAAAGTCATAAACTTTTTCAATATTTTCTAACTTATCTTCTACAAACACATCTTTTGCTGCTCTATATACTTCAGAATTTAAAGTCAATTTATGAATTCTAGGCTTTATTATACTAAATCCATATGTCTTTTCATCAGTAAATAAACTCCACTCTACCGTTGCAGTGCTGTCTCCAAAATAGTCGTCTGGGCCAAGTGTGTCATTCATGTATAAGTGTAAATCTACTTTTGTTATATATGTTTCTGAGTCCATGCCTAGTGCCTCTCTTATTATTTTCCTAATTTCCTGTTTCATATTAATAAATATCATAAAAATTAATTAAATTTGTTATTATTTATTTAGAAAATATGTCCATAAATTAAAACTATGAAAAACTTAAAAGAAATAATATCTAAAGATTTTATAACAGCCTTTAAGGCTAAGGATATGAATAAAAAAAACTTTCTTGGAGTCGTTAAAGGAGAAATTCAACTACAAGAAGGAAGGGGTGTAGAATCTACAGACGAAAACGTTTTGAAGGTTTTGAAAAAAATAGAAAAATCCTTAAAACAAACAAATACCGAAGAGTCCAATGTAGAACTGAGTTATATAAAAAAATACCTACCAGAACAAATGGAAGAAAATACAATACGTAAAATTATTATTGAATATACAAATTCTGGCATGTCTAATGTAGGTCAAATAATGGGAAATTTTAATAAAGAACACAAAGGTAAGGCAGATAATAAAATGGTTTCTGAAATAGTTAAATCTATTCTAAACTAAAGTGGGACATCTAAAAAAATATCTATACAACAAGTGGAGCAGCCCCAGTAAAGAGTGGGAAAGAAAGCTTATTACATATTGTAACTTCATCTCAGATGTGCTAAAAAGTTATTTGATAAAAAAAAATATGACAACAGAAGACCTGTCTAGAAAAATTGACATATCACAAGATGATATTAAATTGATGCTGAATGATGTTTACGTATACAATTTTAGCGTAGAGGAAATGGCTAAACTAGACCTTTTGTTTGAAGGACACTATGATATTTATGAAAAAAAACTTTTGATAGAAAAAATGCAGACAACTTAGTTTGAACCACTATAATTTCTTCTTGGTTCCATTTTTTCGTAAAAACCTTCTTTAGAACCCTTCCAGTCCCAAGGTAAACCGTGTTCTATGTTGTATTCTAACTGACTTTCTGAAACTCCTTTAAGTTTCAATAGAGCTTTTTTTAATAAGGGTATATTATCTTTTGACAAAGATTCAGATATTACATCCCTTACAATCATTCTTATTGACTCATTTATTTTAAAGTCTTCAGCATCTATAGCCTTTAAGTATGAGTCGGAATTTTTTTGATATCTAGCTAACTGTTTTAGTTCATCTCTTAATTCGTCATCTATCTCAGTAAGGTCAGATGTAGTGCTTTCATAATCTTCCAAGCCTTTTCCTGTGGTTAAATAATCTAAATTGTCATTTATGTAATTCTCTAACACTTCTTCGTCTATTTCCCAATCTCCCAACTCTTCGTCAGGCATTCCATCCTCATCAAAGTCAACGCCTAAAATGCTCCTTGTTGCATAAGGCTCTAATTCATCTTTGTCTAAAAGATAAATGTTAAATATATATTTTTTACCAGATGATTTATCTTGCAAAACAGCCATTTCGTTGTTATCACTAAATATTACATCCATCTTATATTCTTTAGCTTCTTTTCCCACTTTTTGATTTTCACCATCTCTCCACGGTGCATCAGACATGTACTCTGCACCCATGGGTAAGTTGCTATTATTTTCATTTATATTTTTCATAGTACTTTATTTTCCTTGGCCTCTATATTTTTTTTTGTAATACTTTGCACCTTTAGAATTAGAATTTTTACTTTTAGCATGAATACCAGGTCTTTTCTTTCTCATTTCGCCTGATTTATTTCCATTGGATGATTTTGCCATTTTAAATATAATTTAATTGTTAATAATAAATATAAAAAAATTTCATTTATTGACTTTTATTGGTACTTTTCCTATCTTGCATAAATGGCTAAAAGTATTTTGATAGAAAAGTGCGGACATTTGTCTCTTAATTTAACTTCTGTTGAAGTGACGGGAGAATGTAGGCCATTAAGAATATGTTGGACTCCCGAGCTCTATCAAGACTCAGAATATTATACTAATAATTATGAGGCAGAAGAGCCTGAAAACATTTTTAAAAAGAAGTTAATAATTGAAAAATATATACCTTATAACTTTAAAGATGTCGAATCAGAGCTTTCTAATATTTTAGCTACAGAACTTGCAGCATCTATTGATGCAGGGATATTAGGTAGTTTAATTGATTTGGAAAATGAATGATTCTATAAAGTCATATTTAGAAGAGTGGACTAATTTAGTTTATCCTAAAAAAGAAAACGTATACAAAAGAAAACTTCTTGTTGAAAAGGTAAAAAAACATCATAGGATTACCTTTCCTTTTATAGGGGCTGTGGCAGCAAGTTTAGTAAGTGATTCACTTATTTCTGTTCAACCGCTTGAAGCGCCGACAGGTATATTGTTTTATATGGACTATAATAATAATTCAAATAAAAGAATGTTATTAATTGAAAGAAGAAGAAGAAGAAGAAGAAGAAGAAGAAGAAGAAATGAAGGTAGAAAAATTTATAGATAGCTCGATTAAGACATACAAAAGAACTTTATTAATTGAAAAGTGTGTTGAATATACTGTTCGACATTTAGAAACTGATTTCACTGTTTTAAGTTATGACTTAATCACATCTGGTTCAACTATAATCGGAATTAGCTCTAGAGCAGTCGGCGGTCCAATTAATTATCCTACACAAATAACAAGCTCAGAAGAATTTAGAGAAATTTTTGGTGATGTGTAATATTTTTTAAAAATTTACGTTTATATAAAACACTAATTAAAATATTTATCATGAGTTTGACACAAAAAGAGAAAGACGCAATTCACGAAAGAGTTGAAAATATGACACCTACAGAAAGAAGAGATAGAATGAATAAATTGGTAAATGAATCTATAATTAAGAGTGTGCTTGTACACACTGTTTTGTTGGTATACATACTTGCATCTCTGTATATAAAACAAAACTATGAAATTAATAGTCTTATATACATGGCTTTAATTGGGGTGGGTATTTTTTGGACTTATGCTTGCATGTTAACATTCCAAGCATACTTGTTTTTTAAGAGCGCAAAAAATTTATCTAATTCATTTAGTTCAAGCATACAAGATGGCATTGATTTTTTGGATTCAAATGAATGATTTGACTTAAAAAAACAAAAAAAAAGCGACTTTAATAAAGTCGCTTTTTTAAAATATATAATTATTTAACTATCCTATTTTTTTTATTTCTGAAATTATTTTATTAGCTTCTTTTTTTAATTTTTTGATTTCTTCAGACTTTCTTGCTTCTTCTCTAAAGATTTTTCTAATATCATTTTCATTAATAGCTTCATGATTTTCTGTAAACTTACCACTTACACCAGCCATTTTTCTATCTTTATATGCTGCTGCCAATGTTGGCTTTCCTTTCAGTTCTACAATTCTAATATCTTGTTTTCCAACATCTAATCCATCCCATTTATTTTTAGGAGTTAATACATTATCAACAAAAGATTGAATTCTTGATTTTAAATTAGTTTTTTCTTCATCAGTCAATTCTCTAACAACTTGACCAGTGGTTAATTTGTCTAGACCTTTCCATTCTATCATTTCACCTTTATCTATTTCAGCTTCAACAGCTTTCTTGGCAAGAGCTATAGCTTCCTCCCCTTTCTTCGGGTCTTTCTTAAACATGCTCATTAAACCTTCTTCAACACCTTCATTTTCTTCAATGCCTTCATTTTCTTCAATGCCTTCGTTTTCTTCAACACCTTCGTTTTCTTCAATGCCTTCGTTTTCTTCAATGCCTTCGTTTTCTTCAACACCTTCGTTTTCAGCCTTTAATTCAGCCTTTTCTTCATCAGACATTTCTTTTGCAGCAGCTTCTAATTCTTTCATTGCAGCAGCCATTTCTTTGGCTTCTGGTGTTTCTGGATTTTCTTCAGCAACTTCAGCAGCATCTTCTAAATCTTCTAATTCCACATCCTCTTCCATGCTATAATTTTCATTCAATGCTTGTTGAATTCTTTCTTTTTCAGATTTTAAAGATTGTATTTTTAAAAATCTATCCGCCTCTTCTTTTATTATTTGATTAAGCTCTTCTTTTGAAATTTTCATGATTATTTGTTTTGTAATATTTCTTTTATTTCCTCACCTACATTGCCACCATTGGACTCTATTGCTTCAGCTATAGTCTTTAACTGACTAATTAACTGTTCTTTTTTAGCGTTGTCTTTATAGGATTTAACAGCCTTTTTAGCTTCTGATAAAATAAATGTTTTCAACTCTCCTTTAGTATAAGATTCTTTTAAATCTTTTTCTATATTGCTTCCATCAATCTCTATTCCAGCAGCAATCCTATCCGTTGGCTCTTCAGCGTCTTCTTCAGGCATTCTTTCATGAACTTCAGCTTTAGCCTGGCCAGCGGTGTGAGAATTTCCTTTTTTCTCATCTCCAGCAGAAACATAAGTTTTAGCTTTTTCGTCTACCAATTTATCTTCAGAGTTCATTTCTAAATCCTCAACTCTTTCATCAAATGGTCCAGAAGCATCTGTTCCTTGAATATCTTTTTTAGATGTAAAATTAGCTTTAGCCTGTCCTTTAGTGTGTGTATCTGCACCTTTCTTTGCTCCAGCATCAACTTTCACAGCTACCGAAGCCTTTTTGTCAGAGCCTTCAACATTGTCTTTTGAGTTCATTTTTGGCATCTTTTCCATTTCGCCTTCTTTTTCTACTTTTTTAGAAGGGTCTTTATATATCAATGCTTTATCAGAGTCGCCTAGTTCATCATTTGAATTCATATCAACATCGTATACGTTCATTGAATCTGTAACCGCTTCTGACTCTTGAATAGTAGCCCTTTTTATAGACTTTGCTTCATCTCTAATCATGTCTATAAGTTCTTGTTTGCTAATTTTCATTTTTTTCTTTTTAAAATTTCATTATTATTATAATAACTATAAATATATATAAAAAAGAAAAATTCGTTTTTTAAAAAGTATTTTTATTTGTTTGAAAATAAAAAGATTATTATATTTGTTATGATAAGATATAATATGAAAAATTTAGGACAATTTATAGGCCACTTTACTGTAAAGAACGATAATAAAGAAAGTTTGTTTAAGGTTTACTTTTACGATAAAGGAATATCTTTTGATGACAACTTTTTGAGAGGTATAATAGAAAATGAAGATACTTATAAAGATTTCATGACTATAAATGAGAAATGGAAATCCAACAATAAAGATAGAGAAGTCGTTATGAAACAAATAATGGAAATGCTAGAAAAGCATCAAAATTATCTTTCTAATTTTTTTATGGATAACGAATTCGAAAATACAATAAAATCTAAAATGCTAAAAGATTCTAATGAATTGTTTTTTGAGCATTTAAAAAATGAAAACATGTTATCTATTATAACTAGAAAAGAGTTTGAAACTAAAATAGTGGATGAAAAAATAGGGGAATACTATGTTGAAAATTTGAAAGATACAAAGTCAAACTCTGAATTTTATACATATATATCAAACACTTCTGGGTTATCATTTTATTTAATGGTAGTAGATAGTAAGATAAAAATAGGATTTTCAGAAAAAGAAGTTAAAAGTCTTTAGTTAAAAAATGAGTATTATAAAAGATGAAATAGATATTACTTTAGACGTATGTGAGCCAGACAAGATATACAGAAGTTTTGTTGGTGAAGAATATTGGGCTGACATGTTAAACTCTTCTATTAAAGAGTGTAATGGAGTTTGTCAAGGTTGTGGATACAACCCTCCAGATAAAAATTTTTTAGAAATACATATCATATCAGGCAATGTGTCTGACGTTGAAACATATTCATACACGATTTTATGCAAAACATGTCATACATTAAAGCATATTGATATAGCTTCTGAAAAAGGCTGGATAAAGCTTTGCAATTCTATTTATGACCAAAAAAGACTAATATCTATATGTCGTTCAGGCAAATCTAGATTGCTAGAAAAAATAAAGTCTGGTGAGATTATGCTTTTAAAAACTGAGGCATCTCAATATTCAAAGTCTTTATCTGAGGACGTTTTTAATAAGAAAAAGAAAATAAAAGTGATATTTGGCAGGAACTTTCCTCAAAATAGATTAAAATAAAAGATAATGAAATATAAAAATTTAAAACAACAATTTAGCTTTCATCACAAAGAAGAAGAGGGTGATATATATTTCTGTTCCTGCGGAAAAAAGATAAATAAAGAAAATAACAAGGCAAACCCAGAAGAGATAACCATGTCTATAGATAAAAATCAACATGACGTAGATATAATGTCTAGATTTGACGATGTTGTTAATGTAGTTTGTCCAAAGTGTGGCAAAGACTATTCTAAGCAAAAAAATTTACAATTTTTAATTGATTCCAATAAATACTTCTTTAGTAAATTTGAAATTTTTACAAAGGGAGATTTGATTATTCTTAGAAAGGTAAAAGTAAAATCATCTTGCACAAAAAAATCAAGATACATAAGATTTAAAGATGTTGATTCTTATATATCTGTAAACAAAAAAAGTAAAAAATTATTTTTTAATAGTTATAACGATAATAAAGAAGTAGAAATCGGACTCGATACCCTTGTTGGTGTTTTGAAATCTTTTTACATAGACTCGGATGAAATAAATGTTACAGATAATTTAATATCTATACATAGGTTTTTAAGCGAAACAGCCAGTATTGTTGTTGATTCAAAAAATATGGACATTATTGAAGGTTTGATGAATCAAATGATTGGCAAGCCTGGGGTTGATATATTATATAAAGTTAATTGTATATTTTTTGGGATTATATGTTACTCAAATCTCTCAACTATTGCACTAACAAAAGGAACGGTGTTTCTATTCGATATGATGAATAATTGTAATATGCCAAACGTTTCTACACTTTCTGATAAAGGTGTTACTTCGCCTTTAAAAATATTTAATTTTTTAGTATCACTAGAAAATGAAAAGGCTCAAAAAGAAATAGAGTCAGAAAAGGAAGAAGATTCTGAATTTGTATATAAATCCAAAGATAATAAACTTCATAATTTAAAATTTGATTTAAAAAGATGGGGATTTGGTGAATCCAAAAAAAGTACCCTAGTTAAAGAGGGGGGTAAATTAAATGTAAGGGAAGATTTAAAAATAAAGTCTGTTTCAAAATTTATATTTAATAAAATAGATAAATTTAATGATTACAAAAGGTTGATTAGGTTTACTAAATTTTTATCCTATGAAGAATTGGTTTCTCTAGTAATGAATTATGATATTCAATTTATTGTCAACCTTTTTGATTTGGTTGAATTTAGAGAAGACATAAACACAGACAGTCTTAAGCAGATTATTCCTTTGACATTAGATTGGCTTGAAAATGGTCGAACTTCTTACAACTTTTCTTCAATTAATTCAGATAGATTATCTTCTAAAAATGGAGGCGTTGAATTAAAAGAAGATGTTAAAGTTAATTATGCATCAGTATCTAGTTTTAGCTTTTATGAATATGATGATTGTGTAAGAATGATAAATGCATTAGAGTGGGATAGAAATAAAGAATTCAATAAGATAAAAAAAGTAAAAGAATTAAAAGAATATCATGATAAATTAGTTGAGCACTTTAATCTACTAAGTGATAAAGCTAAAAATGAAAGATTTGTTCAGTTTGCAAAAAAGTTTAAATATCTAGAAGACTATAGTGGAGACTATAAGTTAACTCTTTTGTCTCAACCAAAATTAGTTTTAGATGCCGCAAAAGATATGAAGAACTGTGCAGGCTCATATGTAACAAGAATAAGTAGAGGTCAATATTTACTATTGTTAGCAAATGACAAATCTAAAGAAAGGAATATTGATGAAAAATCTAGATTTATGCTAGGTCTTAACGTGTCAAATGAAGGACTTGTATTTGAACAATTTAAAGGTGATTGCAATTTCCCAGCCTCCAATAGGCAAAGAGAAATGATGAAGTTATACTTAGAAGACAAAGACATATCATATAAAGATGTGGGAGACTTGAGAATAACTAGAAATGAGGATGAAAAACCTAAATTGTTTTTATGATATAAATCTTGATTTCAATGCGTTATAGTTATGTTTAATTTCTGAATCTGATAAAGCCCTACTGTATAGTGTCGTAGCGCCTATTTTTCCGCCAAAAAATCCATATCCCATCGAATTTCCTATTAGCAATTTGGTAATATTAATATCGCTATTATTAGTTCTTGTAGTCGATTCACATAGCTGACCATTATAGTAAATGGATTGCTTTAATGGTTCTATCACAAAAGTTGCATTATGCCATGTATCGTAATAGTTTGGATTTATTTCACCTGGCAATTGTGTGTTTGTGGTTCCATCACTGGATTTAGTTCGAAGAGATATTTGATGAGTATAAGAAAAATGATTGCCAATGGAAAAACAAGCAAATTCAGTATTAGACCACGAACCAGTTTGTCCTAAGCTCCTGAAGTTAGTATCTGTTGATGAAGGTCTATACCAAATGGAATAAGTTAAATGTGATAGCCTAACACTTGTATTCAACTGGATATAGTCATTAATTCCATCGAGATTCAAGACACCCTTGTTTTCTTCTGAAAATGTTGTTCCATTACGTAAGTTGGCAAAACCCGAACTTGGAACGGAAAGAGACATCGGACCAGAAGTGGCAATAGTACTTTGTGGTTTATAGTTTCTAGATAAACTATAAATTTTTTGGTCATCAATGTTAGAATTGTTATTTCCAATATCAAAACAGTCTATTAGGCCATCTGTAATTAACTTATTACTTTTATTTACGCTCACATTATAAGTTTAAATATTTTATTCTGGGGTTGTCCATTCCCTGCTAGTCATTATTTTCACCATTTCACCATGACTGTATGGACCTTCTTTTGTTTGTAGGCCATTTAATGAACTGGGCATTTTAACACCTTCCCATTTAACAAAAGATTTAGTATTGTCCAATGATTTTCTTATTGTTTCTGGTGAACTTTCCATAACTTGATTAAAATCAATCAAATCTATTTCAGATAAGTTGAATATAATATAATTTCTATCTTCTATTTTTTTTATCATAATTTATTAATTTTTAAGAAGTTGTTATTTTTGAACGCGAATCAGGACTTGTTATATTGATAGAGATTTGGTCTAACCTTACAAGTCTAACAGTAATTAAGCAACCTCTTAAGTATCTGCTTTCATTGACAGTAACTATAGACCCATTTCTTATCTCTAAATTACCATCAGAACATGACGCCAATCCGTAAAAGGTAGCCCCAGACACTCTTGGTCTAAAATCTAAAAAAGCACCAGTCAAAGTTCCGGGAGAATCACTTATATAAAACGTATATGTATTACCAATCAGATTTGTAGAAGTATCAAATCTAAAAGACAGTTCATTGCCTGATTGTAGATTAACATCAAACCAAGTATCTGACAAATAGTTTTTGCCTATATCTATGCTACCATTTCCAGAAATTGAATTTACTTCCTTTTT